GAGCCTCTTCCCTCCATTCCTTCCAGGCGCCCGCGCCAGCCAGGATCAGCGGGGCGAGGCCCTGCAGCCCGAACTGACTGATAGCGGCGTCCTGCTGCGACCGGCTGCTCAGGTTCTGGATCTTGGCCACGACAGCGTCGAGCGCTTCCTCGGTGTCCTTGAAGCCCTTGATCTGCTCCGTGGTGAAGCCGAGCGCCTTGAAGCCGCGCTGGCCCTTGACCAGGCCTTCCTGCGCCTTGCCCAGCGTCTCGCTGAAGGCCAGCAGCGCCGGGCCGGCCGCCTGGGTATCGCCCCCCGCCTTCTCGACGCCCTGGCGGAACTCCTGCAGCGCCTGGGTCGAGACGTGGGCCGCTGCCGCCGCCTTGTAGAGGCCGTCCGCGTATTCGATGGCCTCTTTCGACTGAGCGAACGCCTCGCCCAGCGCCACCACGCCAGCCGCCGCAGCGATGCCGAGCGGGCCGAGCGGCTCGATGGCCGAGCCGAACACCCGCAGCTTAGCCGAGCCTTCCTCGACAACCGCCAGCTTGGAGCTGTCGAACACCTTCCGCAACGCCTTGCTGACGTCGATGTTCTCGAATTCCTTTTCGACGCCCTCGGCCGCTTTCTTGGCGTGCCGCTGCATCTCGGGCGCGATGCCAGAGAGCCGCTTATTGAGGTTGTCGATCGCCTTGAGCGCCTTCGACGTATCCGCCGAGACAGTGAGCAGTAGCGCCTGGGCGTCGGACGTGCCGGCCATATCAGCTCCCCTGCTCGTAGGACTTCTTCACCGCGTCTCGGGCAGCTTTGGACAGGCGGCGCTTGGTTGCGCTTCGCCTGGATCTCCAGGTCGGCCAGAACGCGGGCTGCGGAGCGACATGCGACCCGTCGCGGGCCTTGTGGCCCTGCTCGACGTTGGCGCCGATGAACTTGCCATTGGCATCCTTGGCGTCGGCCAGGATGCGGTACGAGATTTCCCGGTCCGGGTTCTCGTAGGCGTGGACGCTGTCGATCAGGCTTTGATGGTCGTGATCGGTCGTGTCGTACTGCGCCGACATCGCGCCTTTGATCGCGTCGACCAGATCGTCCGCCTCGGTCTTCAACTGCTTGCGCAGGGCTTCTTCAGCGGCCTTAGGAACAGCGGCCAGCCTCGCCTGTATCTTGGCGAGGTTCAGAAGCTTGGCGTCGGCCATCAGCGCAGGTCCGGCCGAAGCGCCCTAAGCGCCGCCGCCGACGCCTCGGCTTCTTCGCGGTTCAGGCCATCTTCCGGCGGGCTGTTGGCCTTGGCCCAGCCGCCCACGGCCGCCGCGAACTGCCACAGGCTCATGCCACGGACCGTTTGCGGGCTGAACCCGCACGCCGCGCCGATGGCGTAGACGCCGTCTTGGCCGAACCGGATTTTCCCGTTTGGGAGGGGGGCTCGGCTTCGCCCCCCTTGGGCTCCCCCGCCGAGTCCTCATCCTCCGGCCCAATCAGGGCGGCTAGGCCCACGGCATAGGCGATAGGGGCGGTTTCGATCAGGGGGCGGTCATAGACCCAGGTTTGGCGCAGCTTCGCCGCCTCGACAGGAGACATGCCGCCGCCGACGAGGCCTTCGAAGATCACCCCGGCGATCTGCTCCATGCGGAGGTCGCCAAGCAGCCGGTTGAGGATGATGCGGTCGAGGGACAATCCGGCCATCGTTGCGGTGACGAACGGATGCAGGTTCTGGACGATCAGGCTGACGCCCATGCCCAGCTTTTCCTGCAAGCGCTCGTGCTCGGCGAGGCTGAAGCGGAAGGCCCGTTCCTCCCCGCCGAGCGACTGGACGGTGTCGCCGTTACGGCTCATCGGTCAGGACCTTAGGACGGGTCGCCCGAGGTCCACGGCCACGCGCCCGCGTTCTCCAGCGTGATCGTGCGCTGGACAAGGTTGCCGTCCTGGCGAAGCTGGACGGACTCGCCGAGGGCGGTCAGCAGGGCCGGCCCGGCGCGGTAGCCGACGCCCGACTTGCGATAGCGGATGTTCTTGGCCGCGCCGCCGTCCAGCCATTGGTTCCAGAACGCCTCGTCCTCCGACGCGGCCACCCCCGACACGGTGATCTTGCCGCCGATGCTGGAGATGCCGGCGATGTCCCAGGCCGGCGATTCCGGGCTGGTGCAATCGGGCACGATGGCCGTGGAGGTCTGGGCGGTCAGGTCCAGGCCCTTCTGCGAGAAGCCGCACATGTGGGCGGTGTAGGAGCCGGAACCCGGCGAGGTTTCGACTTCGAGGATGATGCCCCCAAAGGAGCTAGTGGTGGGAAGCGCCATGTCAGGCTCCTTGGTTAGGGCTTGGGTTGGGTGACGATTTGGGCCTTGACGATGCCGTGGGCCGTGACCCCGTCATGCGTGTCGGTCTGGTACTGAGCGGAGGTCGCCAGGGTCGAGGTAACGATGTGCGAGGGCAGATCGGAGATGCCGAGGGCGCAGGCCATGGCCGCCGCGCCCAGCGTCATGCACTTGGCCTTGCCGGGCGGATCGGTCAGAGACCAGATGTCCAGCGTGACTTCAGTGTTGGCGGCGTCGGTCCCGTCTATGGGCAGCGGCTGCAGGTAGCCGATGATGATGTAGTCGCCGACAGCGTTGGTCGGCGGCGTGTCGTAGACGCGGACAGGAGAGCCCGCGAATGCCGCGATCACGCCGGCATCGGCTTTCAAGGCTTTGATCAGGGCCGCTTGCAGTTCAGCGCACGGGTCGCTCATACGTCACCCGTTGGTCTGGTCGGCCTCGGCCAGGATGGCGATTTCCGAGCGATCCTCGGACGACGCAACGGCCTTGATGTTGAACACCACGCCGTTCCAAAGCAGGTGGTACGCCGAGGTGATCTGCATCGTGTCGGGGTCGCGCGGGATGGCCACTTCCAGCGGTTGGAGACCCTGCACGCGCTGACCCAGCACAACCTCGCCCTTGGTGCGGGCAAGCGCCCTGCCCCATCGGCTGCAGACATCCGTCCACGGCCCGGTCAGATCGCCGTTTTCATCCGCCCCGCGCCGCTGGAACGTCAGCAGCTCGCGACGCTGGCCGGAAGTGGTCACGGATCAGCCTAGAGGGCGGACGGGGCGGCCATGCGGAAGTCGATCTGCAGGACGGTGCTGGACACGCCCATGCCGACCGTCTGCGGATAATCGCCCGTGGTGTTGTCAGCCACCGGGCGGATCGCGCCGGCCGTGCCAGAGAGGTAGTAGACGATGCCGTTGGCCACGGTCCCGCCAATGGTGATCTGTCCGCCGGTCTGCAGCGACACGGGCTGGCCGGCGGCCGCGCCATTGAGCGCGAACGCCTTGGCGACGCGGACTTCGGCGGTCGCCGAGTTGCAGTCAGCCTTGTACCACTTGTTATCGGCGGCCTTTTGATAGACCGCCTGGCCGGCAGTGAGGGCTTCGCCCGCCGTGCCGGTCGTGATGAGGGCGCCCGCACCCGGCAGGACGTTGGCGGCGGTGATCGAGATGTCGGTCATGTCGTCTCCTAGACGTAGGCTCGGCGATAGTTGGCTAGCAGCCGATCAGCGGCTGAGTTTTCGATGATGGTGACCCGCGAGGCGTCGATGACGGTGGCTTCGCGGTTGAAATACTCGGCCCCGGCGTAGAGCAGGATCGCCTGACGGATCGGGGCGGGACATTTGTCATCGGCAAAGCCGGCGGTGACGGTGACGGTGACAGAACCAGGCTGGCAGAGGTGCGCCGGCCAATTCTGGTTGAAGGCCAGCGAGACAATGGGCGACAGGCCGTAGAGCGCGGCGACATAGACGTCCGTCGAGAGCGTCTGTTCGGCGCCGTTGGTGTCGAGGTAGGTGATCGATGTGACGGCCGAGGCCGGACCAACCGGCAAGCGGAACTCTCGGCAGTCAAATCCCCAGGCCCGCAACTTGACCGTCTGCTCGGCCAGGGAAAGGCCCGTGAACTGCTCGACGTAGGCTTGAGCCGCCGCCAGGGCGATCGTGAGCCCAGGATCTTCGACGGTGTACTGATCCTCTGCGCCCGGCGCGCCCAGGCGAAGGTGGCGCTTCAGGTCGGTCAGCGAGACCGGCTGGCTCGTCGGCTGCGTCGTGATCTCAGGCTCAAGCCAGCGCATGAAAACCTCCCGAAAGGGGGTGCGGAGCCGCCGCAAAAGACGGCTCCGCTAGGGCTCCGGGGAGGAGGACTAGGCGACTGGGCCGGACAGGGGATGGCCCGCGACCAGCACGGCCGAAAGCGGCGTGCCGGTGCCGTGCGTGCCCGAGAAGTCGGCCAGCAGCTTGAGGTACCGCTTGGTGCCCTCGTAGCCGATCCGGACGACGGTGGCTGAGGCGTGGGCCGCAATCAGGTTGTAGATGATGCCGTTGCTCACGGTGAGCGGAGCGTGGATCGTGTCCGCATCCGAAACATTGGTGAAGGTGACGTCGTCGTCGCTCTCGGTCAGCACGAACTCGATCTTGTTCGTGCCCGAGAAAGTGATCCCGCCGACGCCGACCTCGATGAGGATGGTGGCGGAACGGTAGCCGGCCAAGTCCACCGCGACCGGCGTGGTATCGGCGGCATAGGTGGCGCTCGCAATGAGCACCTGACAGTTGAGGTCGGAGACCAGATCGCGG